TGGAACATCAGATGTGTTTCACTCTTGATCAGACGTAATGGTGTGAACCCCACAGGGGGCTCACCTGTCTTCTTGAAAGAGGTATACTGATATTCACCCAGATAGGGTTCATGAATCACTGGAGCATTTTCATCCACAAGATACGGTGCATAACTCCGGAAACCTAAGACAGGTTTATCGGACATCTGCACGATCTTATTGTGTAAAAATGTGGCAAGCTGCCGTTGGAACATTGTTAATCTCAAAGGAATATCCTTTGAGGGCAATATGAAACCAAGGCCTCCTAGTAATTTGGGAAGGAAGAAGTTGTAATTACCACCTTTGTAAGAATGGCCATATTTCTTTTGACCTGACATTTGAATCAATGAATTCTTGTGGAAATTCAAAAACCGATTATGGGTCACAACAGGGTTGTAAGAACCCTTGAGGACCTTATTGTAAAGGTCGCCCAAAGGAAGCTTTTCTCCAATAACACCGGACTTAGATTGGCCCTTAAGAAGGCCAACGTTCAAGTAGGTGTACTCCAGAAGAGTATCGGTCTCCAAGTTGTAGTGGAAACACTGTGAATTAATAGTAAAAACACTTGGATGAATGTAATTCTTTCCGATAGAGAGTTGGAAACCAGCGATGGTGATATATTTTAACCAAATTGCCGTAAAGGCAGAATTGGTGCAAAAATAAATATCATCACCGTTCACCAAACAGGGCAGCATGAAAACGCTGACTCGGTAAGGTGGAAGTTTCTTATCACGAAGGGTATTAATATATTCTTCAAGTGCCGCTTTGTAACATATCAAGTTGGCCAAACACAGGACCGGAAATGATAAGATAGAACCCATTAACTGGCCATTCTGTTGAAGAATGGAGAAGTTGGGTGCCTTTGGAGTTACATCGAGGTGTGAAACACCATTAGCAGGATCACGAAGGAAATTCGTGTATGTTTTAGGATATCGTAAACGTTGTTCGTAGAGAACATTTCGATAGATGTCACGATCACCTTCGGGGACATTCAGTGCATAAAGAGATCGCTCAAAGATCAACTTCGTTAAGTTGACATTGAGGCCATCAGTTGCGGCTGAATAATCGCCCGAAAGATGATCCGTGAAATCCAAGGAAAAACCCAGATCACTTTCCAGTTTTCTCTCAAACTCCCAAACTTTCCGAAAATCGGATGGTTCAAGAGGTCGAGTAGTTAGGACTAGTGACGGGAAACGGTTTATATAATGCTTCAAACTCTTTTGTAGAGATTTGGCAGCATACGAAAAGAGTGCTTCACTCTTAGTAATGACACGAACCTTCAATGGTTCAGTCAAAGGGATAACAGACGTATTGATTACGTTTCGGTTATCTTCCTTTAACTCGTCAAACCGAGGGATGAAC